CCTGACCGGCAGTACCGCGGGAATGCTAGTGGGACAGTTGGCGACCGGGACGGGCGTCCCGGCGTTTTCGTTCGTAATCTCGATCACCGCCAACACCTCTGTGACGTTAAGCCAGAACGCCACGGCGACGGCATCGGTTACCCTGCTCATGTCCGGCGGGAACCGTACCGAAGTCAACATCGTCGAGGCCAGCCGGTACTACGCCCACAACGATTTGGGCGCGCTGTCTACAACTCCCGACGAGCTTTATGCGGACTACTCTCCCGATACGCTCGGGTTGATGCGGCTCTACCTCTATCCGATGCCTACCTGCCCTTCCCCTGCGGTGCTCGATCTCGATGCCGGAGTTCCGTTTACGGCATGGACGTTGACGGGAAGTTACATGCTTCCACCCGGCTACCAGGACTCAATCCAACAGGCGTTAGCGTGGAGGCTCATCCCACGATTCGGCGCGGTTGTGGATCCAAAAGTCGCCCAAGTTGTTGCGATGATCGGGCAGAAAGCCGAAGCCCGCATCACCATGGCGAACGCCATTAACAGGCAACGGCAACCAGTCCCGCTGCCCACGGCCCAGCCCGCACCCGCCGCTCAAGCCCAGCAGCAGTAAGCCATGGCACTCATTACGGCCCAAGACTACATCTTGAACGCACTGCGAAAGTGCGGCCAAATCCGTCCTGGGTACACTCCGCAACCCGAGTTGCTACAGGATGGCCTGGACGAGTGGAAGCTCATGTTCGACGGCTACAACGCCGAGCGCACCATGAACTACTCGCGACCCGATTACGTGTTCCCTGTAACTGGACCGGGGCATGGCACGACGGGCAACGGGCAGACTTTCGGCGGGTCGGGTTATCTGATTGGTCCCACTGCGGTCGATTTCGTGGCTCCGCGTCCCGTAGAGATTTGCCGCATGAACCTCTACATGACGAGCGCGAGCCCGGCGGCGCCGACGCGCATTCCCATGTCGCCGATCTCGATGGACGACTGGATGCGAATCGCGGTCATCAATCTGACGCCTATCAACGTGGCGATGTGCTTCGCCTACGACCCGCAGTGGCCCAATGGCGTGGTCTGGGTATGGCCGCCGCTCAATGGCAATTCGCTGGAGATATTCACGTGGGGCCAACTCACGCCGCCGTCGAGCCTGAGCACGACCTATAACGCGCCGCCCGGCTATGGCGATGTCGTGGTGTGGCGTCTCGCAGCGCGATTGTGGCCGCTCTGCACCAAAGACGTGATGGTTCACCGGGTAACGCACCAATACCTCTGCGGGCAAGCGGCCATTGCAGCGGCAAAGGTGCGCGCCGTGAACGCTCCCAAGCCACGGTTGACTTGCGATTTTATGTCTGGCGGCGGCCACACGTCCGGATCGTCCGACTGGGGACTCCTGCTGGGTGGTACCCCGTACTGATTTTCGGCTTTTCCCTATCGACAATCGAGTTCCGCAATGAAACAAAAAGATAAGCTCGCCTTCTTCGCGGCGGCCGGCTTGCTCCTTTCTACGTCCGCCGCTCTTTTTGCCCAGGCACCCATTCCGATGCCTGTGGTTCAGCCACTCGACATCGGCGGACTGATCGTTCCGGGCGGAAAGTTATGTACCTACGCCGCCGGCACAACTACGCCGCTGGCGACCTATGCCGACGCCGCGCTGACGACGCCCAATCAGAATCCCATAACGGCTGATTCGGCGGGTCGTGTCGCCGGATTTGTCAAACCCTATCTCTACAAGCTCGTGCTGCGTGTGGGCGGGTCCGCCTACCCCGCTTCCGATGCCTGCACGACCGGAACGGTCCAGTGGTCCTACGACAACGTAGGAGACTCGGGGCTACTGCTGCGGGCCGGGCTGATCGGATCCGGCGGCTCTGCCTTGGTCAGCTACAAATCGACCTTGGGTGGATCAGTAACCAGAACGCAGGCATCCAAGAACGGCGATTCCGTCACTCCACAGGATTTCGGAGTAATTGCCGATGGAACCACGGACGCTACGGCGGCGTTTCAAACGGCAATTACATCCGCTACGGCGGGCGGTAAGACGCTGCGCGTTCCGCGCGGCAATTACCTGGTGAAGCCTGGGGAGTATACGGGATTCGTGCTGAACGATGGGACCAACATTGTCGGTGAACCGGGAGCGGTCCTTAAGATTGATCCCACATCCGGCAACTCCGGCCAATGGTCGCGTCTGTTCCAGTGCATGGAGGCGCAAAGCTGCGCGGATATCACGATAACCGGGTTGACCGTGGACGCGCAAGCAAGCCTCGATCCCTTCACCTGTGGCGGTAGTACCTGTATTCAGACCCATCGGCGCAACGTCGTCTGGTGGGAGGGTATCACTGGCGGGACTGTCGTCATCGAGAACGTCAAAGTTCTGAACTCTTACTCGGCCAACGTCTTCCTAATCAATAAGAATAGCGGAGGCGGTCGAGCCGGATACGTGCGCATCAGCAATTGCCAGTTCCCGAGCCAGGGAGGCGGTGCCTACGACTGGGACTCATCCATCATCTACGGCTTCGCGAATCGCGCGCAGATCACGCATAACTATATTGAGACGACTGGCTGGGGCGTGAATCAGGCGTACTCTGGCATCGAGTTCTACGCCCAACAACTCACAGTAACTGACAATACGGTAAGTAAGTTCATGACCGGGATCCTGGAAGGTGCTGGCAGCGGCGTAATCGCCAACAACAACATTCTTTCGACGGTCAGCGGCATCATCCACGTTCCACTATACAACTCGACTGGGGATGCTTCGTTCACGGGAGAGGGCGTGATTATTGCCAACAACAAGATCAGGATTGCGGTAAACGAGGCTCCGCTCATCGAGTACAGCCGCTTGGAGGGGATCGGATTCTATGCTCTAGCCGATGCCTCTGTCACGGAGATCAACGGCGTTTCGATCACCGGAAACGAAATCCACTACGATGTCTTCGCGGATTCTTCTCAATTGAGCATGGTAGACGCCAATAGCCACGCAATTGGTGTGTTCACCACTTCTCCGAATCTGGTCTTTCGCAACGTCAAGATAGCGAAGAATATAGCCACCAACGCGCCCTATGGCTGCATAGTAAATGCTACCAATGCGCAGCGGAACTGGACAATTGAGGATAACATTCTGGACAATTGCGGTTCAATGCCGGGAGCCACGTTGCTCCAGTATCTTTATCCGATCCGCATCTACAGCACGGATAGCAACGTACTTATCATTCGAGGAAACACAATCACCGATCCGAAGACAACAGCGACCATGCAGCACGCTATCGCGTATTCTGGCTCTTTGTTTCCAAACACAAAGCTCTCAGATAACGATGTGTTTTTGACCGGAAGTACCACCACATCTTTCATCACGAAATACGCCTATACGGGAACCCCCGTAATCAGGGACACTCTCGGGCTGGCGGGATCCACTTACAACCTCTGGGACTCCGCGCTCGCGGCAACGGATACGGCGGTCACTGTTCCCATCGGTGGCCTGACGGTAGCGAACGGAACGCTCAGTGCCTATAAGACTTCCGACAGTGGAATCCAACTCCTGACGAATCCCACGTTCACCACCTGCGCCAGTTGGACTGCTGGCACGGGCTGGACTTGCAGTTCTGGCGCGGTCGCAACGAACGTATCCGCCACAACGATCAACCAGTCGGGCGTCGTCGCTCAAGGCAAAACCTATCACGTCTCGTTCACCGTCGCAAATTGGGTGCCGAATTCTGGAGCGGTCCTGGTTCCCACGTTTGGCGGTTCTCAAGCTCTGGGCTACGTGAACAGCAACGGAACATACGATTTCACAGCGACTTCTCTACTGGCGGGAACGACCTTCGGATTCACGACATCAGTCGCCGCAGTTAACTGCACTGTCACAAACGCTTCGGTTCAAGAGGTAGTGAAATCGGGTGGAGCGGACGTGGGAAACACGTTGAAGTCCCTCTCCGGCCATCTCATCCTGACCGGGTTCCAAGCCACGCCAGCAAGCGCCGGAGCGGCTTGCACGGCCAACGAGATCACCTGGGATACGGGATTTATCTACATCTGCGTATCAAATAATGTCTGGAAAAAAGCAGCAATTAGTACGTGGTGAGCCAATGTCGAAACATAATCTCAGTTGTATGCTTATAACCGCACGTGCGGTGGAATGCGCGATGGCATTTCCAGCACATGGCTACTCCATTTTCAAGATCCAATCTCTTCTCCGGATATTCTGCCCAGTTAAAAAGATGATGAGCAGTCAACTTACCGCCGATCACCCCGCATTTTGCGCACGTATAGCCATGAAGAGACAGTATGGATTTTCTCCATTCTCTGAATTCCGCCCACATCCTAGTTTTCTGGATGCTTACCGGCTCACGCGAAGAGTAGTTCCAGTGAAGTTTTCCGCGAAGAAGGTTGTGGAGTTTGTCGCGACATTCCTTAGAACATACGCGCTTCCGGCGGTATGGTTTATCAAAAACGTCTGCTCCGCATACTTCACACGAGAACTTGATTCTGCCTACGCCATAATTCTGGGGGACAACCCCGAGATGCGCGATCCTGTTCTGCTCCCGCTGCGCCGATGTTCTGACAATCCCGACATTCCACGTTGCCGACTTGCCCTTCCGCAAGTGCGATGGCCCAACAGATGCGATGTTGTAGGACTTAAACCAGTTGTAAATACTTCGTTGCGTTACCCCAAATCTCTCAGCTATTGCTGCTGGACTAATCCTGTCAGAACAGTACATTTTCTGGAGCGTGGTCTTATCTGGCTTTTCCATGCTTCCATTATAAAACAAGGAATGCACATCTGCACGGCCACGAACACATGGAAGAAAGTCGCGATTGCCACATGGTAAAGGGCCTCCAGTGTCTGTAGACTTCGCTGGCTTCTGCGGGCCGTCCTATCAACTCGACAATCGCTTTGCGTCCATTGAGCGGTTGTCGAACTGGTATTGCGTTCCCAACGAATCGTTCGACGAGAAGAAGTTTAAGCTCGCCCTCGATCCATGTCCCGGCAACGCGGCGTTCTGCACGTTGCCCGTCCCGGCTCCATTCAACCAGCCCAACCGCAATCTTCTGGAATTGCGGGGAACGGCTTACGGCGTGAATGGAAACGTCGTATTTTCGATTGGCCAAAACGGAGTCTTCACACAGATCGGAAACGTCGTTGACGATGGCAATCCGGTATCCATGGTTGCCAACGGTACAGATCAGATATTCATCGCATCCGCCGGTAACGGTTACGTGATCCCGGCTGGCGGCAGTGTTCTCGTTCCGATCCCGATTGGGGATTTCCTCGGCGCCACTTATGCGACCTCCCAGGACGGCTATATCCTGGTCGCTACTCCAAATTCAAATGGTTTCCAGATTTCCGGCACGGACGATACTCCGCTGGGCGATGCGCGGCTGTGGAGCGCGGCGAACGTAAGCATCCAAGCGGGCCAACAAGACTACTTGAAAGCCATCGTATCTTCGCGGGAATACCTGCGGCTGCTGTGTGGCCGGCGTTCCCTGATCTATTCCAATGTCGGGAACAACGGCATTGGCAACTTCCCATTTCAGAGTTACAGCCAGACCATCATCGAGACTGGGATCGACGCGCCGTTTTCTCTTGCGGACTTGGGTGACTCCCTGATCTGGATCGGGCAGGACGCACGGGGACGCCGGGCCTGCTGGCAGGATCACGGTTTTCAACCGCAGCGCGTCAGCAACTTCGCGGTAGAACTGTTCTGGGATTCCTATGCTCGCGTGGACGACGCCGTGGCTTTCCCGATGATCTGGCTGGGCCATCTTCAATATCAGGTCACCTTTCCATCGGCTTACATCGACCCAGTAACGTCCAACCCGACGGGGGCCACATGGATATACGACGTAACGGTTTCGCAACTGCTTGGCCGTCCCGTCTGGTTCGAGCGTTCCTTCCATACCGCACTCGGAGAAATCGGAGGACGCAGCGAACGCTTTCACTGCTACTGCTACGGCAGGCATCTGGTTGGCAGTTCCGGGTTGGACGGAAACCCTGGGGCCATCTACCAGTATTCGGCGCAGGCTTACACCGACTGCGGAACCGACGTGGATGGCAACCAGGTCCAACAGCCCATCGTGCGCGACCGCATCGCTCCGCATCTGTGGCAGGGCAATAAGCGGGTCATCTACAACCGGATCGAACTGGAGATGTCGCGCGGCGTAGGGCTGGATGGCGCTCAGTTCGGGGCGAATCCGCAAATACTCATCCGCTGGTCGAACGATGGCGGCTGGAACTGGGGGCCGGAGCAAAGCATGAACATGGGGCAGATCGGACAATTCGGCATCCGCGCCTATTACAACCGTTGCGGATACGCGCGGGACCGCGTGTTCTGGATCCGTTGCTCCGATCCGGTGTTTGCTTCAATCCTGGGCGCGGAACTCGATATGACGCCCTGCGCTTCCTGAACCATGGGAACCCTTCCGATCCCACCGAAGTACCCGCAGACCGCCCCTACGTCGCTGGACGAGTGGATCCATTTCTGGCGCTGGCTTACCGCGCTCTGGCGCAAGGCCGAGAACTCCATCGACGCACAAGAAGCCTCGGTATTGCCTCCGATACAGCCGCCGGGATTAAACGTCAACGAAGCTATCGGCGAATCGCTCGCGTTGCCGCGCTTCCCGGTTGCAGCAAAGCAGCATGATCCAGAGTTTCCGCCCGACATAGACCTACCGACGCCCCATATCGACGAGGCACTGATATTCCAAGCGCTCGGACGCCCGCCCTATCCGGCGCGACCCTGGATGATCGAAGACGACTCGGCGACCCTCGTCGGCCTACCAGCGCACCCCTCGCCAGGACTGCTGTACCGCAACTCATACTTTGGGCGCGTCTGGTATTGGAACGATGCGGCGGCGGCATGGCACTACAACGATGCCGGAGTCGGGGCGGGCGGTCAGGTATCCACCAGCGGTCCAGCGCCGTCAGGTGGACTCTGGCAAGCCTGCGATGGCTCAACGGTAGCCTGCGCGCTAGACAATGCCACCATCGGCAACCTGACGGCAACTCCGGCTCAAGCGACGGCTGGCAATAATCCCACGTTGCAAGGCGGCGCGGGCGACACCACGCAACATGCGGCAACGAACCCTACCTATTTGGGCGGCGCGACGGTAACGAGCGGGAACGACAGCGATGGGGGAATCACGTTCGCGGACCTCGGTTCGGGCAGTACGGCGGCGATCAACCCGCACACGCATTCGGTCACTGTCCCAACGATCAATGCGCCAACCGACGCGGCTGGTCTGGGTTTGAGAGTTTCGATGGCCCTCTGGATGAGGCGTTAAAGGAGATTCCAATTGGCGGTTTACAACCTCAGCCCACTTTTCGAGCCGCAATTCGTGGCGCAAGCCGCCGTAGCGGCCCTCGTCTTCGCCACTCCCGGCACGCCGACGGTAGTCCCGGCCAACTTCTTCTACCAGATCAGCGTGCTGCGCGTAACCAACGTCAACGCGGCGCCGGTGGCACTTACCGTGTACCGCGTGCCGTCCGGGTCGAGCGCGATTGCGGCAAACACCGTCGTCCCCGTCACGGTCAATATCCCCGTGGCTTCCAATACGTTCCCGCATTTCGACCTGACGGCGTTGTGGGGCTGCGTACTGTGTCCCGGCGACTCGATCTGGGCGCTCGCAGGCGTAGCCAGTGCGCTCGTGATCCACGGAGACGGGGCGGTTATCCAAATCTGAGTCTATGACGATTCGCACAGCCACGCCGGAGGATCTCGGACGGGTCGAAAAGTGCGCGCGGGAATTCTATTCTTCTTCACGTCATCTCAAGCGGTTCGACTTGGAAACGTTTCGCAAGACGTGGCTATCGCTGTTCGCCTCCGACTGCGGCGTTATCTTCCTGGTTTGTGACGACTCCGACGACATATTGGGTGCGCTTGGGGCCGTCGCCTATCCAGACCCCAACAGCGGCGAACTCGTCGCAGTCGAGTTCTTTTGGTTCATCCGCAAAGGATGCCGAGGGAAAGGACTTGAATTGTACCGTCGTTTTGAGCAGTGGGCGCGGGATCGGAATTGTCTCCAAATCCGCATGGGCTATCTGGTCGATCTCATGGCTGAAAAGCACCAGCGGGTTTATAGACGCCTGGGGTTCGAGCCCATCGAGGTAACGTATGCAAAAACACTCTAGCGTAGGTCGATTGCGGTTCCGTTGCGGCTTCGCACTCACGGATCAGCCGGAGTGGAGCCACGCTCATATCATCGGCACGACAGCGGCTCTGATCGGCGCTGGGATAGCGGCTGCGGCGGGAGGGGTCGCGAGCGCCGCTATCGGCTCAAATGCCGCCACAAGCGCGGCCAACACCCAATCTCAATCGGCGCAGGAGGCCCTCGACTTCCAGAAGCAGATGTGGGCGCAGCAGCAGGCCAACATGGGGCCTTACGTGTCTGCCGGTCAAACCTCCATCGGCAACCTGATGAATTCGATCAACGGCGGAACCTTCGGACCAGGTTCGCTGCCCAGCCCTCCCACCTTTACGGCTCCTACCCTCGAAGACGCCCGCAATTCTCCCGGTTATCAGTTCACGGCACAACAGGGCAGCAAGGGCATTCTGCAAGGCTCGGCGGCGGCGGGTGGGGCGATTAGCGGGGGAACGCTCAAGGCGCTCGACACCTTCAATACGGGGCTGGCCGATACGACCTACAACGACGTTTTCAGCCGCGCCATGCAGACCTACAACGCTGGGCTTCAAGGCTATCAGACAAACCTTCAGAAGCAGCAGCAGGAGTTCAACCAGATGTATATGCCCGCGCAACTCGGCGAGAACGCCATCGCGGGCCTGAACACGACCGGCTCAGGGGTCGCTAACAGCGTGGGAAACCTCAT